ACCGTTCTTATCCAGATAAATAGCGCCGGGGATAATTTTGGGGTGTGCATAACCGCTGGCAGTCAAGCCAGATAAATACGTTCTCATGATTATTTATCTCAGATTTGAATCAGTATTCGCTTTCTCTATGGCATTTAATGCATCTGTGGCATTTTCAATGGTGCACCGTAACGAAATATCAAACTGCCCAAGCATTGCCAGTAACAAGCCAATATTACCCATGTCAATGCGCATAGCCTTTTCGTCATATTCCTCATTTTCTGACGCATGCCACATCAGGCTACCAATTGACGCAACAGCCATTGATATATTGTCAGTAGCCCCATCCGCAGCGGAATAAACCTTTTTAGCAATATCATGCTCACAGTTAAAATGCGGATTAATCAGGTACTGGTAATTGGTCATGTCAGGCATGGCACACCTCCTGACGAATACGGGCGGCGAATACAGCAACACAACCTGACGGGCAACGGTTACGCGCTTCGCGTTCCGTCCAGGCGGTTACGTGGATGATTTGAGATTCTCCGGCACTCAGGGCCAGAAAACGCCACACAAAGGCCGTTTGTGTGTGTACAAGGTGTGGTATATGATTTACGGCAACCATAACGGCTCCTCGTTTACGTTGTTGGTTAGAAGCCCTGCGAGTGGTAACGACACTTGCGGGGCTTCGTCGTTTCAATTGCTGAATTGCATGTATCAGCACTTGTGGTATTCACATTACATTTAGGTGAATACCATTTCAAGTCTTTTTTGGTATTCACTTTTGTATTACACTGCATCCCGTTATTAATGGGAGGTGCAAACATGTCCAGGAGTTCTGTTAACAATAAGTCACAGCAACTGAATGCCAGATTTCCACATGAAGTAGTGAGTGGCATTGAGGCATCCCTACAGCCAGGGGAAACTAAAGCGAATTTTATAGTTACGGCTGTACGCGGTGAGATCGCCAGGCGCCAGGCAGAAGGAAGTGGAGAAAATCCCCTTGTGTCTTCACTGGATGCCCTAGCTAATGTCGAACAAATCGGCATCAAGGCAGCGGAGGAAATCGGGCAGCTTATCACCGTTGCACGCGAAGAACTCCAGCGCCGCAAGGCCAAAGAATCAGAATAATCACTATCAGCGCCGTGGTGTGAGGAACTCCGGCGCATTGCTTTACAGGCGCACACAATGACCAACGAAGAATCAACCAAAAAAACATCACCTGCACGAAAAAGACGACGCAGAAAGAAAGAGCATGAATCAGAACGATTCGCGCCGTGTTCTTTTGCCCTTGAGAAGTACCTTAAAGAATACTCATCAAAGGAGAGAGCTTCGCAGTTATGGCAACGCACTGAAACAGACTGATAGCATTGCCCACCAGCCTGATAGCGGCTATCATTGACATGCTTATGTTTAGTGTTTCCAAACTGGCGACCGCCCCAGGTCGCCTTTGTTTTATGTGTCATATGCTCCCCTTTACACTGCCTTACCTGAATTAATGCGATCCCGGCTTTTAACCCATTCCATAACCTCGGACAGCAGCCACCCTACAGAACGACCGCCCAGATTAAGACGTGACGGAAAGCGCCCTTTTTTCTCCAGTTCGTAACGTGTAGTGCGGCACACTCCAGTTAACTTACGACATTCATCCTCACGGATTACGCGATCTTCATTTATTTCACGCATACAAAAACCTACATAAAAATTACGTATATAAACTTTTCTCTTAGCTGTAGATATATGAGATCGGATATTACTTAGATTCTTTTTCACCTCTTAAATTAAAAACACAACCATGCTGGTAATGACTCCAACTTATTGATAGTGTTT